AATAGTACCACAGGTAAGGTAAACAATTTATATAAAGGATCAAAGTATTACGTTATACCAGAACACGGCCCTACGCCTAGCGTTAATTGGGTAACACAATGGAAACAGTTATTTACACAAAACCCACATATAAACTTCTATAAAGTAAACACCAATATGAAAGGTGAAGATCGTGTTAATACCAAAATATACGAATGGAACGAAATAAAAAACATACATTATATAACATACGAAAATCTGCTTGACAAACACCTTAAATGATGTTATAGTAGAAGGATGTATAAATATAATGGTACGTTTATATAGTACATATACAAATACAACAATACAAATACAATGGAGAAAATACAATGGACTTTAATACATTAAAGACAAGTCATTCTAACTTTGATAAACTTACCAAAGCATTAGAAGCTACCCTCAATCCTGAGGATATTAATAAACAATCAAAAGACAAATACGCTGACGACAGAATATGGAAACCTGAACTAGATAAAACTGGTAGTGGTTATGCCGTACTTCGTTTTCTGCCAGCAACCGAAAAAGAGGAAATGCCGTGGGTACGAGTTTGGTCACACGCCTTCCAAGATAAAGGTGGTTGGTATATTGAGAACTCATTAACAACTTTAAATCAAAAAGATCCTGTTAGTGAAGATAATACACGATTATGGAACACAGGTGTTGAATCTGATAAAGAGATAGCAAGAAAAAGAAAAAGAAAATTATCTTACTTCTCTAATATATTAGTTGTAAGTGATCCTAAACATCCAGAAAATGAAGGCAAAGTATTCATATTCAAATTCGGTAAAAAGATATTTGATAAGATTACNGAAGCAATGCAACCAGCATTTGAAGATGAAGCAGCCATTAACCCATTTGATTTTTGGAAAGGTGCAAACTTTAAACTAAAAATTAGAAAAGTAGATGGTTACTGGAACTATGATAAGTCTGAATTTGAGCCTGTTGCCGCCAATTGCTGACAATGATGAAAAAATCAAAGCAATATGGTCAAAACAATATGCTCTTACACCTTTCTTGGCCCCTAGTAATTTTAAATCCTATGATGAACTCAAAGAGAAACTGAATAGGGTTATTACGGGAACTAGAAATACTGCTACTATTGAATCTGCTGATCTCCCATCGGCTAAGACAAATGGTGCAGTAAAAAGTAATGGTAAAACTACTCCAGCCGCTAGTGATGATGACGATACGTTGTCTTACTTTAGTAAATTGGCGGATGACGAGTAATCTCTCTCTTTACTCATAACTTTGACGGTGGCCAGAAATGGCCACTGTTTAAATAGCAACTGAATTTAAATTAATAAAAGAACGATCAGGATTAATAGGCAACATAGATATTGATTGTGTTGTATTATTATTTACAACATTACTTGAATTAGATGGCGCTATCACAGTTGAAGATGGTTTAGATTCTTTTTCAGCGGCCAATTCAGAACTCATTTTATTTACATTAACAGGTCTAGGTATAGGCTGTATAGAAGATTTAGGTAAAGGCAATAGACTTTCAGTTGTAGCTAATGGTGACGTGTCTGTTGCTTGATTTTCTATTGATGTACTGTTCTTTATATCGCCAGCTGTTGTTGAAGTTGAAGTGGATGTAGATGATTTGTTATCAATATTATTATTAGTAGTATCACCTTTCGTTATTTCTGATGTATTAGCTAATTGGTCATCAGCACCTTTTTCTTCTTTCTTTTTACTAAAACTAAAAAGATTTGAAACAAAGTTTTTAGCCTTTTGAAATGCTTGATATAGTTTATATAATGCATATATTACAACACCAATTACAATACCAATTGCAAGTCCTTTTAATGCAAATGTTCCTACTGCAAGAGCGGCTCTTCCTAAACCTTTAGCAAAACCACCTATTGTGCTAGGTAAGTTTTTAAAACCTTTTAATAATGAGCCTCCCATATCTTTTAACTCACCAAAAGTATTTTTAGCTTGTTCTATGGCAGCACCAAATGTTTGTGAAAAGAAACCTTCCGATTTTTGTGTTGGTTGAATGTTAGCAACTTGTTTTCTTTTATCAATATCTTTTTGTGCTCTTATTTCTTCTTGTTTAAGATTAAATATTTTTTGTTCATCAGTTTTTGATAATGTTTCTTGTTTTCTTAATTCTTTAATGATAGCATTATTTTCTTTTGTTTTTTCTATTAATTTTTGTTCATCTTTAAAAATATTTTTCTTAAATTCTTTTTCCTGTAATAAAGTTTGAACTTTTAATGTATTAGTTTTCTCATCTAATACTGTATTAATATTTCTTTCTCTTAACTCATCTCTTACTAATAATCTTTCTTCTTTTATTTTAGCTTGTAATTCTTCTTTTTTTCTATTTTCTTCTCTTTGAAATTGTCTACCTGCTAATAAATCTTTTATATTAACACCCATAGCTGCAGTAATCTTTTCAAAATCAGTACCCATAGCTTTTTGTAATGATTCCATTCTATCTAATGCTTGGTCTTGAGCTTCTTCATTAGGAGATGCTAATAAATCTAAAGTTTGTTTCAATTGTGATTCTACAGTGCCTACAGAACTTAATATTGCTTTTTCTACATCTTGTGTTAGGGTCGTGACAGTAGAACCAATGGTTCTCATCATACCTAATGCCGCTTCTGAAGTTAAATTGCCACCAGATTTTTCTGATGCGCCTTTTAATTGAGTAAGTATAGGTAATTTTATGTTCTCTTTTTTTGTTTCTTGTTTAAATTGGTCAAATTCTTCACCAATAGTCTTTTTAGTTTCTTCTGCTAAATCTCCTAAAAGATTTTCGTTTGCACCTTTTTTGTATTCACCTGTTTCCGGGTCAACACCTAAGGCCATCATTAATGATTTATCTTTATCAGCCATTTAACCTATTTGTTCTTCGTCTAAATTAATTTTTATTTTGTTTGCTACTATTTTTTTATCTTCAATCTTTTCTTGTGTTCTACCATATGCTGTAACACCTAATACGGCACCCATTGCAATATGAAAGAAACCAGCACCTTGTAATGTCAATGGATTCCATTGTGTAAACACAACTGTTTTTAAATATGTTGCTTGAGCAAAATTCCATAATATAGGAAATATAACAAAATCAAAAGCACATACGGCCAGATACAACCAACCCATAGCTGGTCTCCATTTAGTATTAAAATTTGTTTCTTTTTTATCTTTGTTCATTAACTCTCTCTTTTTCTTCTATCTTGTTCTTCTTTAATATATGTTACTAATAACGATATATAAATGTCACGCTCCCACGGTATCAAATTTTCAATCTCGCTTAATGAATATTTATGATGCTGCATCAACGCAAAATTAGTTTCAAAGTATGCCTCTAGCGANCTGTGGGCGAGGCATATCCGAAAAAATCTGCGATACCTGTCAACACTATTTTACTAGTTACATTCGTATTAGGATTTGTAACTTCAATTTCGTGTTTCAATTTAGGCATTGTATCAAAAAAAGATTTGATTTTAGTAAAGGCATCTTGTGGTAAACCTTCAATAAATTCTTTTAATTCTTGTTTTGATGTATCTTTAGCAGGATATATTTTATCTCCTTCAAAAATATGGTCAATACAATCAATTAATATATTAAATACTTTGTCTATTTCTATATTATCTAAACCTCTACCAACATCATAATTTTTAAGTGTAGGGTATTTTAATACTAATCCTAGATTTCTTTCAGACTCTAACATTATTCTATTTGTATGTTCATCATCTACCTGAACTTCAACTTTAGTTAAATCAACTTCTGTTTCAACATAAGTTTTACCATCATCAGGACATATTGCTCTGAATTTAGTTATTTCTGATACAGATTTAGCTCGTATTTGTAAAAATAAATATTCTATATCAAATATAGGAAGTCTATCTACATTTAATGTATCAAATGTACAAGCTCCTACTACATCTTTAAGAGCATTTATCATCTCTTTATTTTGACCTGTTTCCATTGCGATATATAATATCTTTTCTTCTCTTACAAGAAATGGTCTATATTTTATTTTCTTATCTTCTGATGGTAATGTCAACTCATATGTTGGCACTTCAATTTTTGGCAAAGCCATAATTATCTCCTTTTATTATAAATTAAGTGGTGGAAAATTACCAAACGGTGGAAATACTCTACCGCCTGTAATACCACCGATTGGTATACGTCTTTTTAGTCCTT